GCCGGGATGCCGACAAGCACTTCCTGCCTGACAAGGCGTTGGATCGACGCCAGTACCTGCCAGACGGTGTCCTTCGTCACCTTGAGCGTCACAACTGAATACCCCCGGTACCCACCATCCGGGCCAGTTGCAGGAACTGAATGCCGTAGGTGGTGAGGTTGAAGAACCCGCCGTCTTCGAGCGTGGCCGCGCCGCTGTCGTAGCCAGCGCTGACTTTGTCGACTGCCTTGCTGGTCAACGGCCCCTTCACCTGCCCCGGCGCGCCGCCAACCGCGGCCGTAGCCTGGTTACCAGCGGCCAGCGCCAGGTTGTGGGCCGTGAACAACTCCATGCCGATGTCCAGGTAGTCGCACCAGCGGTCAGCCGGCAGCGTCTTGCTGGCCAAGTCCAGCCAGAGATTTACCGCCGAATCCGGGTATTTCACGGGGTCGGTGAACTCGGGGAAGTCCTGGCGGAACTTGGTGGCGTCCATCGGTCAGTCCTTTTTGCCTTCGGCGTCTGCCTTGGCTTTGGGTTTCGGCTGTTCGAGGTGCGCCAGCACGAACCAGTGGTCGAGGTACTTGTCCTCGATCTCTTGGGTGCCGGCGTCGAACTCGATGATGCCTTCCGGGGTGTTCAGCTTGAACGGCTTGAGCACATTGCGAGTAGCCATGATGCCTCCTCAGATGCCGTCGCGGTAGCCGATGGTTTCCGGGTACACCACTTCCACCACGCCCAGGCGGCCGTAGTAGGTGGTGATCTGGCGGATGCCACGATATTCCAGCGGGGTACGCTGCAGCGGCACCATCGGGAAGCGGACGCGGTCCTGCTCGTTGGTGTAGGCCATCATGCGGTTCTTGCCGCTGACGCCGCGGCCGGTCAGCCACTTCAGCGGCTGGATGTTCAGCGGCGCGCCGTTGATGGAGTTGGAAAGGCTATTGACGCGCAGGAACTCCAGAATGGAGATGTTGCCGGCGTCGGACACGATGCGGCTCACCAGAGAGCTGTACGACACCGGGTCCAGGCGCAGCTCGCGGGGGCAGATAGCGAAGCCAGTGGCGGCCCAGACGCTGTTCAGCAGCTCGTTCACGTCGGCCAGGATCTGCGCCGGAGTGGCGGTGCCCCAGGTGCCGGTGACAGCGTTGCTGATGTTGGTGACGGTGGCCGCGTTCACCAGGCCGGTCACGCCGAGGTCGGCATCACCGATGTACACCTGCTCATCGGTGTCCATGTTGTGCTTGAGCTGCATGCCGGTGAACTTCTGCGAGTCCACCGGGCGGCCCAGCTGCTGGGCGGACGCGAGTTCCGGCAGGGTCCAGGACAGCTCCATGCCCCACAGGGTCAGCGGGCTGGCGGTCTTGCCGATGTCCAGCGCCAGCGAGGCGATGGAGCTGGAGTCCTTGCCGATCCAGGCCTTGCCGTTCGGGCTGGTACCGCCCACGGCGGCGAAGGTGCTGTTGGTGAAGCTGGACATCTCGTCCGCGATCGACACGTCCTCGCGGAGTTGGATGTCACGGGACCAGGTCACGGACGCCAGCGGGCCGTGCAGGTTCTGGTCCAGGCGCTCCAGCTCACCGATCAGGAACACGCCGGTGGAGTCGATGGTTGCCGCGTCGAAGGTCATCATCGAATCGCGAGTGTGCGCACGTTTGATAGCGCGCGGCAGGATCAGGTTGCTCATCGAGCTATCTCCGTCAGATGTTGTAGGCGATTTCGACGTTGCCGGAGGCATCCGCCGGGCCCATGAAGGTGGCAGTGGTGATCGCCACGGTGTTGGTGGAGTCGGCCGCAGCCTCGATGCCACCGATGGGTTTGCCTGCGGCAGCGGCGGCCACGCGGACGTACACCTGGCCGTCCTTCGCGGCGGTGCCGGCGTTCAGCTTCACGGTCATGTAACCGCGGCGCAGCACGTCGGCGACGCCCTTGGTGGGCGGGGTCGAGGTGCCGAGCGGATCGGAACCGGAGCCGCCGGTGATCGGGTACGGACGGACCAGCAGGCCGTACTCAGCACCAGCTTGGTCGCCCGCGCCGAACGGCACGAACTTCTCGCTGGCGATCTTCCCGAACAGGCCGAAGCCGGCGAACGGCAGCGACGGGTTCAGGAATACCGGCTCGATGGTGGATTGGCTGGCACGGGTGACATCACCCGGAATGCCCGCCGGCATGCGGTACAGGAATGCGTTGCTCATCGGGTGGTCCTCAGTTGTTGCCCTGGCCCTGCCAGTGCTTGCGGTTTGCGGCGTTGATCTCGGCGATCGACTTGGTCTTGCCGAAATCACGAGTGACGGAGGTGGTGCGGGCGGCCTTGTCGTTGTTGCGGACCTTGGCCAGCTCGCTCGCGCCGTTGAAGGCTGCGGCCACCTGGTCGGCGGTCAGCTTGTCCAGGGAGCGGCCGAACAGGAACGGCTCGACCACGGCCTTGCCGGTGTCGGTGGCCATCGCCTTGGTCAGAGCCTGGCGCTGGCAGCTGCAGATGTGGTCGGCGACCTTCACCTTGCCGTCGCGGGTGCCAAAGGTGATGCCCGGCACCAGGATCTCCGCACGGGAGCGCAGATCGGTCAGCGCGGCGCTGTCGCCGGTGTAGGTCTCGCCGCCGGCCTCGGGGTTGTTCTTAGCCTTCTCGGCCTCGAGGACGTCGTCGGTGGTCTCTTCGGACTCTTCTTCCTCGTCCTCGGTTTCCTTCTTCTCGGCTTCCATATCACCGACGCGCTTGGTCAGCGCCTTGATGTCGGCCGAAAGCGCGCGAATGGCGTCGAGGGTCGCGGAGTCGCCGGTCTTGGCCTTCTCTTTGCCCTCTTCCTCCTCTTCCTCGTCGGCGGTTTCGGCTTCCTTGGCCAGGGCCTCGGCTGCCTCGGCGTCCTTGGACATGAAGGCCGCGCGCAGGCGATCGGCGAAGCTGCGTTTCTTGGTCTTGCTCATGGTGTCGGAGTCTCCGATTGCGCAGCGCGGGCCACAGCGGCCACGCTCTACCAGTGCTACGTGGTTGCCCACGATGTTGGTCTGACGCCCTCGGCCGGGAGCCAGCTGTTCATAGTCCGCGTCGTAGCCGCAGGAGACCTGCCGCAAACGTTCGCTGTTGGGGTCGTTGTCGCTGCGCACCAGGGCGATGGCAGCGGCATCTGTGATGAGCAGATCGGCCAGCATCAGGTCCGACTCGACGTCGGTGCCACGCCGCACGTTCTGGGTGATGCCGACGCTCAGCTGCCGCCAGTTCGAGGGGTTCACGAAGTCGTCCGGGTGCGAGAGCGTGACCGGCTTCCCTTCGAAGCTGGCCATCGTCTCGGCGCGGAACACCTCATCGGCGTTGCGCTCGATGGTCACCAGGCCGCCTGGTCCGCCCTCTACGGGGATCTCGCTCTCGTCGTAGATCAGCGTACCGGTGCGAGCGATGGGGACCGCCTCACAGAGCAGGAACCCTTCCGGCGTCATTCGCTGATGGGCGCTCAAGGTCTCGGGCGTGAACCAGCGGCCGGCGTCGTCTTGCGTATGGACTCTCATCGCTTGTTTCCGTAGATGAACTCGTTGTTCGAGCGTTCTTTCACCACCACTCCTGGCAGAACCGGCTCTGGCCAGCACCTGCAGTTCGGCAGGCAGCCGGCGTGGCCGGTGAGCTTGTCCAGGGTGGGCGGCTTGGACCAGGGAACGAACTTGCCTTCCATGTCCTTGTGCGAGCTGCGCACGGTGCCGTCGTGGGCGGTGCGCCAGATGTAGCCCTCGCTACCGGTGGCCTTGGCCCGCGCCTCAGTCAGCGTCGCGGCAGTGCGCGAAACCTCGGTGCGGGCGATCAGCTGCGCGCGGCCGGTGGCCACCTCGCCGGAGCGTTGAATCTCCTTGGCGATCTCGTTCGCCCTGGTGGCGTCCTCGATGCCTTGCACGGTCAGCTCGTGCACGCGCTTGGCGGCGTCGAGCGGGATGCTCTTGATCAGCGTGACCTGCTCGGCGAGCAACCCTCGCATCGCGGCTCCGGTGTCGGCGTGCAGGATTTCGTCCCGCAGCGCCTTCGACATCTCCTCGGTGCGCGCCGCCCAGGCCTTGCGGTCCTGCTGGTTCACGTCGGCGATCATCCGGCCGCCTGTAGCGATGGCCCAGTCATTCAACGCGTCGGCATACCGGCGCAGGATCTGGCTGATGGTCGGGTCAGCAGCAGGATCACCCGGCGGGAAGCCGTTGATGATCGAGCCGACTTGCCGCGCCACCTGGGTCAGGCTGCGCTGGTACTCACGCTCCGCCCGGCTGGTCCTGACCGGGTTCCGGGCTTTCTTTTTCCGGTCGATCGTTCGCATCGGGCGGGTCCAGGTCCTCGGCACCAGGTGGTGGGTCGTTCTCCGCCTCCGTGATGTCCTCGTCGGTGATGTTCGACCAGAGGCCGGTGGTCTGGCTGGACTGGCGCATTTCCTTCAGCGCCGTTGCCCGACTGATGATCCCGGCGTCGTAGGCCTCGACGATCGACGAGGTGTCCTTGCTGCCGATGTCCGACTTCTCGGTGTCGGTAAGCTGACCCAGCGGGTTGAACTTGAAGTCCCATCCATCGGGCATGGGCTTACCGAGCACAGAGAGCGACACCACCTCGAGCAGCGTGGTGACGCCCGGGCGAAGATCGCGGTCTTGCCAGGCCGCCACATTGTCGTGGTAGGTGGCGATATCGCTGTCGCCGGAGCTGTTCAGGCCGCCGGGCGACTGGCCGAAGAGGCGAACCAGCGGGATCTGCAACGCACCGGATATCTGCTCGCCGAAGCTCAGCAGCAACTCGGCCAGGCCGGAAAAGCTGTACTGGTGCGCCTCGAACTCGTCCTTCGCGTCCATGAGGGTGAGGCCCTCGTTGGACTGGTACAGACGGATCATTTCCATCTGCTTGACGAAGGCCTCGAAGGTCTTGCCACCTGTGGCAATGATCGTGCGTAGCTCCTCGACCTTATAGGTCCGCAGGTGCGCCTTGTAGACAAGCTGCGCAGCGCCGGAACTGGTGCTGTCGAAGGCAATCAGGCGATCCCACAGCCGCTCCAGCACCGATTGGCCCCAGCCGTTCTCGGCGATGCGCTGCCAGTACGGGAGTTGGACGCCCTCAAGGCGGATCACGCGGGTGTAGTGGACCTTCTGGTTGATCAGCGCTTGGGCATCCGCCACCACCGTGTAGAACTTCGGCTTGCCCAGGTTCGGCCCGAACTCGGTTACCAGGTTCTCCAGCGAGGGCTGCACCAGCCAACGATCCAACACCAGCAAACCCTTGAACTGGTCCTTGGCGATGGTATTCAGCTTCAGCGGCGTGCTGACATCCTGGCCGTCGATCAGCATCACGGCGATCGAGCCGCCATACAGGCGCGACCACTTCACGTTATCGCACAGCTGGTTCCAGACCTGCAGGCGCTCCAGCGCCTGGTTCAGCTTGTCCTTGTCCTCTGGCTCCATGTCGGACTGGAGTTCGATTCCGGCGCGGGTCATGTCCTGCGCCACCAGGTCTACCGCCATGCCAGCGATCCAGCTGGAGCGGTACACCGCTTCCATCTGCACGCGGTTGCGGCTGACCAGGTCGAAGGTGTAGTGCGCGGCGGCGTTCTGGTTGTTGGCCTGAAGGCCCACGCGCGCGGCGAAGTTCTCGAAGCTGTCGCGGGTGATGAACGACTTGCGGGCCCGGTCTGTGTCGTGGGTCACCTTGGCTGCCAGGCGCTGCTGTTGCCGTGCGTTCTTCTTGCTCATCAGCCTGCCAGCCTGTTCCAGATTTCAATGAGGTTGCCGGAGGCGACCATGTCGTTGATGGCATCGCACATCGGGTCGATCTGGTCGTCGTGGGCGTGCGTGTCGTTCGGTGTGAAGGCTTCGCACTCGGCGACGAAGTCGCTGGTGAACGGCGCGTCCTCCGGTATACAGATGCGGCCAGCTTCGATGTAACCGACCACGTCGAGGACTCGCGTCAGCTTGTCCTTCTCGCGCTCGATCGGGAGGATCGGGATGCTGCAGGTCAGGCGGATGTCCTGGATCAGGCCAGTACCGCTGGCCTTGTCCTCAACTGCCATGGCGCGCAAGGAGCCGAACTGGTGCGCGTCGAAGGCCAGGTGCTTGTTCCAGAACTCGACGGCGCGGCGCTTCAGCTCCGGCGCCTCCCACTTCCCGCGGATCATGTCGAGCAGGTAGGCCTTGCCGTCCTCGCCCTGCCCCCAGCATTCGAAGACGCTGTAGTCGTTGTGCTCCTTCGTCTTCTGGGCGGTGTCCGCGAATATCTTGCGATAGTTGAGCAGTGGCAACTGCTTGTAGCGCTGGAACCAGGCACCTTTGATGATCCCGCCACCGAGCGGGCTTGGTCGTTGCTGGTACTGACCGGAGAAGACATAGGGATTGGCCGCGCGCATCTGCTCGAGCATGTCGGCAGTGTGCTTCTCCGGCCAGAGCGGGGCTCCATCATCGCCAAGTGCCGGCAGGGAGAGCAGTTCCCACTTTTCACCGTTACCACCGCCCAGCAGCCAGCCCGCGAGGTCTTCCTCGTGCAGGCGCTGCATGATCACGATGATCGGCGTGTTGTGCGGGTCGTTCTTGCGTGACTCCAGGGTGTTCTGGAACCAGTCCAGCACGCCTTTCCGGATCGTGTCGCTGTTCG